CATCATACACTCCTTTATTATTTAAGTTAAGTTTTGATGGATTGTCCCTAGAAAGGGGTCACGATGATAAAAAAGTCGTAAGGCCGTAAAGGTTATCTTACTCTTCCATCAGTTCAAAAAGCTGCTGCGCCCTTTGAACGAAGGAATCATGTTGAGGGTGGGTCTTATCCCAGTATGGACTGTCCTTCGCTTGAAGTTCCGCAAGTTCGCGGTTTGCTTCAACGGGTGTCATAATCGCATCCTGGGCCTTACCCTCTACGTTGTCCTCTGCTATCCTTTCGGCTAGAGAGGCAAACATTCTTATTAATTGCGGATGGTCACCTACTTTTCGACCATCGGCAAGCTGAATATCCAGGACTTCGCCATCGGCAAAATATTCTGCCCCACGGTTAGCCTGCTGCATTTTTTGTTCAAATGCCTTACCCCATTCATTTCTTAATTCCATTTCGGAATCATGGCGCAAGTTTTCTGCATTTGTCGTATAGGTTTCGGAAGCCTCTGTGAGTTGACCGTTAAGCATTTCAGCCATAGCCGTTGCCTGCTTTCCGTTCAATCCAGCCTTAAAGGCGGCTTCCCTAAATCTCTGACTGTCCTTGTCCTCAAAGGCCTTCGGCATTTCAATCTCATAGCCGTTGGCATCTGTCGGTCTTCCCAGCCTGGAATAGACCATATCCCAATCCTCTTCGGTAGCTGACTTGCCTGGTATCGGCACCTTGTCAGACCCAATGAGCCTTTGTGCGTGGACATAACTTTTTGCCAAACCACCAATATCTGAAAAGTTTTTCAGAGAAGGTTCTGCTCTCATGTCCTCTGGTAATGTATCAATAAAATTAACTGCTGGCGCAGCAGCCTCCTGAGATCCAGTTTCCTGGATTGCCTCTGCTTCACTCATCTTTTATTCCTTTAATTGTTGAATTTCTGCCGTTGTTTTCTCTTCCATCATTCTTAATATCGTCAGAACAACGGATCGCTGACCCTCGCGGAATGCGGTGTCATTCGTATCGCCAGGCACAAATGTTGAGGAAAGCATATGGTTTCTGAGTTTTAAATCACGCAAAACGACCTTGCCTTCGTCAGTATTAAATAGCTGGCGGTATGTCTTCTTTAAATCGTCTAATTTCATTGTTGGTTAGCGGCTTGTTCAGCTTGTTGTAGAACTTTCATCATGGGGGCGGCCTGCTGCATATTCTGACCTTCGACCATCTGTTCTTGTTGTTGTGCCTGGATTGCTGCCTGCTGCTGTTGTTCCTCTCTTAATGCCGCGACTTCTTCTTCTGATTTTATAATTTTCGCAGGCATTCCAGTAACTTCTGCAATATACTTAATCAAACCATCGGTGTCGATATAGTCACCAACGGGAGCCATTTCGCCCATCTGCATCATCACTTCGAGGCCTCTCATTGTGCTTTGAAGATCCGTTAGCTTCTGTGCTTTTGCCAGAGGTGATACATACTCAATATCTATATTCTGTCCCTGGAGCATTTCGGGAGCCTCTGGTAATTCCTTATTTGCCAGCATCAATTCAAATGTCCTTGAGATAAGAGGTTGTAGAAGTTCTGCCTGGAGCCTTCCAAGAACTGGGCCTAGTAGCCGCATTCTTTCCTCGTTCTTTTGTAAAACCTCCGTAGCCGTCATTCTTGGGCCTTCCTGGGAAAGCAGCTGGTCTACATAGAAGGCTTCACGGATAGCATTCCGTCTTTGCTCTTCCATATTCAAACCCAATGGATTGTTTGCGCCAACCTGGAGAGGCTCTAATCTGTCTCTTGTTCCAGTACGATAGAAGTTTAATGCGCCAGGTGTTGTTCTTACTGGTAGAATAAATCCGTCATCTGGAACCATCAGTGGTGGATCTATCTGTTTTTGTGCCGCCCGAATGGTAACCTCGGACATCTTATTGAGCATTTTGGTGTCAGGTAACGCATTCATAGCAGGGGATCTGCCCCAAATGCTGACACTATCCTTATTCATACGGGGTACGCAGAACGGCATAGAGTCAAAACCACTTTCGGAAAGAAGAACTTTCGTGTCTTCGTGGTAATATATAGAGGCAAACGGCTTGTCTTCTGCAAATCCACCTTTGGCATCTGCCCGTGGAAATACGACATGAACCACCTCATGTTCGACATAGGGTTCGTTATCGCCATCCTTCTTCACTCTGTCGGGGGCATTTTTATCGCCAAACCTCTGTATGATCTGTCGGGCCGTCATTTTAAATTTTCTGAAAACCGTATCGACCTTATCGTTCATGTTTTCGGAAATACATATTTCTGCAATGTGACGCGCTGAAAATCTTAGAGATCTTTCTTCCTGGGCATATTCAATAAAGATAGAAGCGGTGCCAAACACCACCAGGTCATAATATAATTCGTGAATCTCTTGCTGAAAATTGGATCGCTGCAAAGACTTGTACATCTGGGAGGAGCAAGTCTCCAGCCATTCATTTGCTTCGTCATTACTCTGAAGATCACTATTCCTATATTGTAAGCTGAACCAGGGGGTGCTTGGACTTGTCAACATACCGTGCAGACTAGAGGCTAGAAGTTCCACGGAATGAAGTGCGGTACTGTCATAGATCAACTCAGTGCGCTTATCGCCCTGGGTTCTCCGCTTGGTAATATCGGCTTTTCTTGGCAGCATATAATCTGCCAGTTCTTGCCAATGTTTTTCCCAGTTGGATCGCTGAGACAGTAAACTCTTATATCTCTTGTCGAGTGCCGCGACTTGCGGCAATACCTTATCTGCCATTATACATTCCCATTAAGGATTTCTTTCTTTTGGATTTCTTCGGATCGCCACCCATCAATCGGCCTTTTCGCTTTTGCTCCATTCTTTCCAGAGGGTCTACATTCATAGCAAACCGCATTCCCTGGAGGGGTTGTGAGGATAATGCGCCCATCATCCCAGCGACATTTTTCTTGGAGCCGTACATTACGTTAACATCTGGGTTTGGTCTTCATTCGCCAGAAGACCCTTCTTTTTCTTCTTATAGCTAGACATAAGTGTCGTTTTCGGCTTTATCGCACTATTATCTAGGTTTTTGTTTGCGACAACCGTGCCGCCTTTGACATCGCCTTCCGTGCTGCTCGCACTCTCTTCATTATTTGTTTGACCCGTTTCTGGGGGTGTTGGTGGAGTAGGGAGTGTGACTTCTTCGGTGGTTTCTGCTGCATCGACAGTTTCTTTAACTAATGATTGTCTGGCTTGCTCATCTCTTTGCCTTCTTTCGCGTTCATTCGATGCTTGGTTTTTTTGAAAAAGATCAAACCTTTCTTTCTCTTCCTCAGTCGTAGGTTTCATATTGACGGCTTGAAATTTAAAGTCCTTACCACCAATATTGTAAGTTTTTTCCACCTGACCAACACCAAGCGCACCAAGAAGACCTCCCTTTGGAGGTGTCAAAACCTGATTAGCTGCCGTTAATGGTTTGTCTTTATCTTTTTTATCAAAATAGGTTGGCCCACCTATATTCAAACTCTTAAATATATCTGCCCATATAGACATCTCTTACTCCTATGCAGCGAAAGGGTTATAGTGATTATCAGCCATCTGTTGTGGCGGTCTGTCACCCATTCTATTTTCACGAATACCTACCGCAAGATACCGAAAGGCATCGGATGCGTGTGATGACCAATCGTGTACGGGTGATGTTCTAAAACTTCTTGTCTTTTCGTTGTATGCCCGATGATACTGACGTAGGGATTCCAATCCCGTGTGGCAGGCGGCCTTATCAAACCAGCAGCGCGGTATCAGCAGCTGCGCGGCATGAATACCATCTTCAAGCGGCAATTTCGGAACAACTCTAAAATTCAATCCCAGATCCCAGGCTACTTCTCTTCTCGATTTACCAGACCCTAATTCCCTGACATCTATGTCGTGCGGTGCGTTATGTGTACCGTATAGGTATCCTTTTTGGTTAAGAACGGAACAGTAGTGGGGTAACCCTTCATTCCTATTCTCATAATAATCCATTACCTGGATGGCTCTCCCAACTGTCTGTGTAAACCAAATAGCGGTACTATCCCCAATTCCTAAATCCCACCAGGTATCTACCTTAACCGAGGGATCATAGGGAACCTTCGTAATTCTTCCAGCATCCAGAGCATCTTGCATCTCCTTACCAAAGATCGCGCCAGGGACATTCGCATTCCAGGAACACTCAAACTCCTGGGCATACTGATCCGCAGACATCATCTTCTGCGCGGCATCAAGTTCCTCTTTTGCTACTATCCCCGTTTCGCTGGCTTTGTAGACTGCTGTGATCCAATCGGTCTGCCCCTTCGCTTCTTCGTAGAGGTCGAAGAATGCGTTATGTCCTTTTGGGGTTCCGATGAAGACACACCAGGTCTTCCTATCAGCCGTTGACCTATCCGATAAGGCAGGCCTAATAACTTCAGGAAATAAACTCTCAGGCATCTGAGAATACTCATCAAGTATTGCACCATCTAAAAATATTCCTCTTAAACTGTCAGGTGTCTCGCCACCAAGTAAATTAATCCGCGCACCATTTGGGAGATCACACCGCAATTCAGTTTCGTGAAATCTCACTCCTGGTATCTTTCCAGAAAAATCCTTTAGGTAATCCCAAGCTACACTTTTCGCCTGACGATAGGTGGGGGCGATATATGCGTATCTGGGGTTCTTCTTCTGGTTAAGAATAGCATCCCGTAAGACATGATTTATGGCCCATACAGTCTTGCCAAACCTTCTGTGTGCTACAACGACACCCCATCGCTTTTGCATCATCTGGTGGTGCAATTTCGCTTGTATAGGGCGAGGTGCGTAAGGTATCTCTATTTTCATCGCTTAGAGGCCAAAATGTCTTTTGCTACCTCTGGGTCACCATTTGCCTTTATATTCCATGTCGGCTTAATTTTTTGGGTGTAGAGGTTAAGTAATTCGTCTTCTAGCTTCCTTGGGTCTTGTCCAGGTGCTACATCCCTATGCGGATAAGTTTCACCAGACTTCATAGCATTTTGAATAGCAGTCTCCATGTCTAC